GACTTAGTCCCAACAAGGAAGGATCTTTTGTTAGAGACTTTGGAATTAAAACTGAAATTACAAATGCATTAGCATCAACCATTACAATTGGTGCACAGGCTAACGGATATATCAAAGGAGAAGATGCTACAGCATTCTCAAAATGGAACAGAGGTTTAGATGACAGGATTCTACCTATCAAGACTAACCAAGGAGAAACACAAGCCGACAGGGATGCTAAAGCAGCTAAACAAGCTCAATTAGGACAAACCTACTTGAGTATTCAGCAAGAGTACCTAAACTACCTGCAAGGCCTACTTGACTACACATGGGATGAAGAGAAGATATCAGAGTTTAGTAGCATACTAACAAACATGCTAACTTTTGCTCAAACAGCAGCTGCAATTAGCACAGACACAGCCACAGGGATGTTAGGATTCTTACCTATCAACCTTAATATGACCATCAATGGAATATCAGGAATAAAGATCTACCAGCAATTTGCAGTGGATAGCAGCTTCCTTCCATACAATTACGGTTCAACTTTACAGTTTTTAATTAAAGGAATTTCACATAGGATTGAAAATAATCAGTGGACAACCAATATTGAAACAGTTGCAGTACCAAATACAGTAGTTACCTTAGGTAGCACACAAGACTTCGGAGGAGTTAAAGCTTCTGCCGGACCAACAGGAGTGGCAGGTCCTGCTGCAGTACCAACCGGAGAAGTTGTTTATCCTTCAAATACTCCTGGACCGGTAAGGTTAAAGCTAATGAGAAAAAGGGAAGTTACCACTCCTGGATCACCAAACATCGGACAGACATTGGGAGTTTTAGAGCTTTATGATAATACAGGTAATAAGTTAAAACAAAGCTTTACAACAGTTGAATTACTATGGAAAGGAAATAGTTCATCCACAAGCTGTATTCCTCCAGGAAGATATTCCTTTACAAAATCTAAAGCAAATAACAATCCAGGTTTAGGAAGTGTTCTTAGATTAGACAATGTACCTTATAGAGCAGGTATCCTAATACACCCAGGAGTAACGTACCAAGATAGTAACGGATGTATCCTACCAGGTATTGCAAGTCAAGTAGACAGGAATGGAGATGGAGTACCGGATAATAGAGGAGGTTTAAATACAGATACGAATGCTGCAATGCGAGGTATCTTAAACGCAATCTATCCAGCCGGTGCACCAAACGATACTTACATTATTGAAGTTTACGGAATACCAGGAAAGAAATACATTGAAGAAAGAACCGGAGTTGAATATGCAAATCCATCTAGTTTACCTTCTGCAGATCCAGGAACAGCCTCAAGAGGTATTTACATTCAATATGCAAGACTATTAAACGATGTGCTTTTACTAAAGGATGGATTTGACAATTTGAGGCCTTTGCTTCAAGCCACTAAAGGTACCATCAATGATGATGAAGCAGAAGCAGTAGCTAGAATGAGAGGCTTAATTAACGAGAATATAACCCCAGCTGTTTGGAAAAATAAATTAGACCTCAGTAAGTTAACCCCAGATCATAAAAGACTATTCAGAGAACAGTTTAATGCACTAATGAATGCAGTTTTAACTAAGACAGGTCCAATAGGAGCTGGAGCGTATGAGTCTTTTGCATTTAAGTTCCCATCGACTACTAATCAGACACAGTACGGAAAGGAAAGAATATTAATGAATGTAAACTACTAAGATTATGGCATACCTACCCAAACATTACGTCAAAACAGGATTAACTGCCAATCCCGGGGAGTATATCGATAGAGCTACAGGTCAACCTTACTTCGGTCCTTATTATGAAATTGCAACCGGACAGTTCTTTGCAGGAGTAGGTCCGCAGGATCCAAATGCAAGAGAGATTTTACCCTTTGGAGATAACGAAACAAACGCTGGTACTCAATACCAACAGGTTGGAGTTGCTTTTAACTTGGATGTTCCAAACATAAGACCGGGTGGAAGTTCTTACAATATTCAAAACCAACCAACAGTTAATTACCGGGTATTTCAACAGCAGGTAGTTAATGAGTATACAGCTATTAAAAAATTTACGGCTCAAGACTACCAAGTACGGTTCTTACCTTACGGAATAACTCCTATCCCTGATGAGAATGATTATAAGATTGGAGAATACGAAAGATACTTCTGCAAGAAAGCAAACGAGAATCTTTACTTAGAGTTAGATAAGCAGCAGTTTGATAGCCTGGCATCCGGAGATCCTAAGTTCTTTTGGGAGCAATATGTTCCTTTTTCACTTCCTTGGTTACTAGCAGGGCAGGAATCCCAAGTATACCAAACAAATAGGAACATTGTTCAGAAAAGAATTATTAACTTAGAGCTTTTTGGCTTCGATCGATTCTTACAAGAAGACTATGTTAAGTTCTATAAGAAGTAGGATTCTACATTAAAATCTCGTATATTTAGTCAAAGGTTATGTTTTGGCTAATAGAGACTCAAGAGCAGTTTGACAAATTACAGTTCGAATTAGGACCGGAAATATTCGTACTTCCAGTCCAAAGGCATCCAGAAATGCATCCAGGCATTTATGCTCCATTATGTTTATACCTTAGAGATGTTACCCAGCCGAAAGGCTTCTTAGTTAACTACTTTCATCCAGAAGCATTGCAGTTTGACCCTTTGCAGGTTAAAGAATACCTAAGAACGTTTAAGAAAATCTATACACCGGATAAAAAAGCATTAAGTCATACTTACTTTGGTACAAATACTTACGATCTGAACTTGTTTGAGTATAAAGAAGTAAAGAAGCAGACCCATGCTCACAGTTATTTTTCTCAAAGATACCATACAGAAGAGGATCTTAACTCAGTAATTCCAATAGTAAAGCATTTTGAGCAGTGTGAGATTATATTCGAGGAATATGCTTCAGTAATTAAGAAATATGTTCCAAATGAGTATCACGATGATTTGTCTAATGTATTCTGGTTCATAGAAAGAAACGGCTTGAAGGTTAATAGTGCCTTCGAAAGATACTTTGACTTAAAGAGACCCTTTCTATCCCGCTATAACTCTTATACATTCACTCAATACAACCTCAATACCACTACCGGCCGACCTTCCAACACGTTTAACAGCTTAAACTTTGCTGCTTTACCTAAAGAAAACGGTTCTAGATCGGTTTTTGTACCGAGAAATGATTTTTTATTGGAGATTGACTTAACTGCTTACCATCCTACGTTAATTGGACAGATGGTTGGTTACGATTCACCGACCGGGGATATCTACGAAGATTTTGCAGCTAAGTACGGAATGGACCGAGCAGAAGCAAAAGGATTGGTATTTAAGCAGTTATACGGGCATATATTCGATCAATATAAAGACTTTGAATTCTTTCAGTTAACTCAGAAGCTTATTGAGCAGATCTGGATTACGTTCACAAAGACAGGTAAATACACTGTTGAGCAGACAGGAAAGGTGTTTAAGCAAAGTGATTTACCTAACATGAACCCACAGAAACTGTTTAATTACATAATTCAGCATTGGGAAACTTACAATAACGTTGCCTTATTGAAAGAAATTCTGTATATTATTAATAATAGTGAGACAAAATTAGTGCTTTATACCTACGATGCATTTTTGCTAGACACATCCAAGGAAGATAAAGATAAGATTAAGCAAATATTACAAGTATTTAACGATAGAAATTTAAAGATAAAAACAAGTTATGGAACAGACTACGACACTTTACAGCCCCTTTGATATTTATGATAGAGAAACTATCAACATCGGGGACGTGAATAATAAGTTATTTTGCACATTCGTACCACTTAATGAAGTGGATTCCTTTATAAAGGAGATTACGAGTGAGTACACTATTTTATACAATAAGATTTTCATATTGCATATTAAGAGCAATGACGAGTATGTTTGTACCTATAATGTTGATCAGCCTAACATTAACAACATTCCAGAAAATACCATCCTAGTTCATAGGAAAAAAGAGACAAATACTCTCTATACGATTAATGCTTTGAATGAATTGATCAAGAGCCTAAATGAAGGCATTGTAGATACAAACTACAGAATCAATTGGCAGCATTACAAGAATACAGTCTTATTAACTCAACAAGGTGATCTTAAGCTTCTACGCACAAAGATCTATCAGATTGTTGAATTATAAGTTGATACTGTAAAATAAGTTTCGTAAATTCAAATAAAAATTATGGATATCAATTCAATCAAAGCAAAGCTGAATGCTTTGCAAACTCAGCAAAGCCGTCCTTCCGGAGAGGCACGTAAGAATGTCTTCTGGAAACCTGCCGTGGGCAAGCAAACAATTCGTATTGTACCTTCTGCGTACAATAAATCAAATCCTTTTTCGGAGCTGTATTTTCACTATGGCATCGACAAGAATCCAATCATCTCTCCAACGAACTGGGG